GGCGATAGTTTGCCCGACTGTATATGTTGTACTGCTCTATTTGTGTTTACAAGTCTAAAGTAGTCAGACCATTGTGCGTGTTGTGAATCTGCCCAGTCCATCATTGTAGAAATTGATCTTTGTAATGCCGCTTCTACTGGTTCGACTTTTAATGTTTCAACAAGATATGTTTCGTATAAATCTTCTCTCGACCAATGCTCAACTTTTATTCTAGATAACACAATGTAGTCTATGTATTTGTCTGGATACAATGGATTAATATGCATCATGAACCTACCAAACTTTACAAATGCATTGTAGTAAGGTGATGAGCAAAAGTCATCGTAAGTTCTAGTTTTTGCATTTTTTTGATTTACTTCATAGAATCTTTGAAATACTATAAAAGCATTTTGTACCCATTTTTCATTTTTTTGTAAGTGTCTTCGTTTAGGTTCGCACATATGAACGTGTAATGTTCTTTCCCTAGAGAATGCTTTATCGCAGTATGTACAATTAAATTTAGTTAATTCCGTGTGCATCTAACAACTCCTCCAACTCTCTATCTGTAATAATTTTATCTAGTGTCTCTAAATCGGATTCTTTCCATGTGGGATAGATCTGTTGTAGTTGCTTTAATGATTTATTAGGTACTCGTTTCATTGGTTTGATCCATGGATGAAATTCTTGTTTTAATGCTCCGCACATAGCAGTTAATATCCAACATAATTTTTTGTGTTTACTTGATAAAGTAAACAAATGTTTATTAACACACTCGTTAGTCATTTCAACATAATGTTCTACGTAAAATTTATCTTTTGATGATACACTAGACACATATCTCATTAACATATAAGGTGAATACAAAGACTTCTCGTGGTCGTCAATACGATCATAATAATCTTTATTTCTAAAATCAACAGCCTTTAAACCGTTTCTTAGTTCAAAGAATTTACGTTTGGATTTCATATTCTTTTCTTTCATAACTTAAACAAAACATTATAGCATGATCTTTGTTCATAAATCTAATGGTAAGTTCTCCTTCATTATATTTTATATCTTTAATAGGCCATTTTGAAACACGTAATTGTTTAATTAAATTTTCTACCCATTTACCTTTGTCCATCCACACAGGAACTAGTTTGTCGTCTTTGTCTGGAATCATTAACACTGGTGCTGGAATTGTGACCGATTGTCCCTTAGGTTTTACCATACTTCACTGTAATCTATTTGTTCACATTGTCTTGAAATTTCTTTAACAAAATAAGCACATACAGGATTTTTTTTATTTTCTAAAGGAACGCAAAGTATTTGTCCCGACTTAATTTTTGGAAAGTACCATTTTACTTCTTGATATATGTCTACAATATCTATTGGATGAAAATCCGGTTTAGCACTTGTTAACGGATTAAATGTAAATGCTTCAAAGCCTCTATCATTTAAACTAGTAATAGGTAATACGTGTAGTTCTCCTTGCTCTGCTTCACCTACAACCATTTTCCAATCTAGTGGCATTTTAATTTTGTATTTGCCTATTTCTAATACGGCCGCCGGTGCATTAAACGATTCTAAAAATATAAGTGGTATAAAAAAGTAATCAGGCTCTGCAGGATTTGAATTATCTAATACAGCAAATCTTAATTGATCGTCTACGTACTCCGGTATCTTTTCTAATGTATAAGTTTGGTTTTCTAATTGTAAAATTTTCATATATCTATCTTTTCTATATTATACGGATAATTGGCCTCTTTGTAAAACTTTTTTCTTTGTGTTAGGTGTCTTTTTGCAAATTTACAAGAACTGGTAATATCCCATATTTGTACTTTATCTTTATCTTCTGCTTTTCTAATTCCTCGTCCAATGCTCTGTATAACTCTTATAAAAGATTTGCCAGGTTCAATAAGAACAAGATTGAATATCCTAGGAATATTAATTCCAACAGAGGCGACTCCGTATGTTGCAATAATGATTTTACTTTCTGCTGTAGACACTTCATCGTAGTGTTCTTTCCTTTCTAATGTTTTAGTTGATCCAGATATGAATACTGAACCTTTTAATTTTTTTTGTAATATTTCGCCTGCAGATATTCTGTCAACTAATATTAATGTGTTACCAGATGATGAAATATCTTTTATTGTTTGTGCCACCCACGACATTCTATCGCTGTCCGTAGTTAGCCATTTTAATTCCTCTGGGTAGTTTTTAAATTCTTTTAAGTCTTGTGTTTGTAAAACATTTACATGACAATTTGCAAGTACACCTTTGTCTTGCAATTCTTTAGCAGGTAACTTGTTAATAACGTCACCAATAGATACTTTGATTCCCATAAACTCATACTCTGCTTTTGGAACTGTACCTGTTAATCCCCAACGTATACCACAATGTGCAAATGGTCCTGTAAGTAATCTTTTAAGCACATCTGCTTTTGCCATGTGTACTTCATCAATTATAACTGTGTTAATGCCTTCAACAAATTCTTTAAACTCTGTGCTGTGTTCATTTTTTGCTTTCTTCTCTAATACATTTAAACTTTGCCAAGTTGCTATGGTGTTATATCTGCCAACATCTTTTCTGTCTCCGTAATATACTCCAGTATCTAAATTACAAGCAAGAAAGTCTTCTTCTGTTTGTGTTACTAAACTTTTATTTGGTACTATTGTTAGTGTACGTCCATAAGGTTCGACTAATTGACAAAGTGCCGCAGTAATAATAGTTTTTCCTGCTCCAGTGGCAATCTCTTGTATGCATTGTGGATTTTCTATAAATTTGTTTATTGTTTCTACTTGGTAGTCTCTCAACTCAATAGGTTGTCCTGCACACGGATGACCCTCGGGCCATTTAATATTAGATAGATAATTTTTATCTATAGATTTAAATTCAAAGTTGTGTTGTTCTCTTTCATCTTTAAAATCAACATACACTCCTCCTTCTTCAAGTATAGGTAATATTTGTTCAACTAAACTAAGATAAGTTGTACCACCTAATCCAAAAAATGCAATCTTTCCGTCCCATCTTCCTAATTTAACAGCAGGCAAATGAAACGCATAAGGTATTTGATATTTGAATTTTTGGTGTAGACGTTGTCTCCATTTCAAGTCTAAATTTTCAAACTTGACATTTACTTCGTCTTTTATTACCAGTTTACATGAACTCATATTTTGTCTATAGCACTTCCATAATTTGTATATGTGCTATAATACAATCTTTTTTGAATATTATCAAGCCATTTCCTTATAGTTTCTCCATAAGGTGCATATGAATTGCTAATAAAACTCAAAGTTGTTGTAGGTCTTACTCCAGACTTTAGTAATGTTCGAGGTATTCTGTTTCTAATAAAAATAATTTTAGTATCTTTACCAATAAATTTATTTTTTTCTGATCTCTTGTTTAATGTTTTAAATTCGTTATATACATTTTTTCTTTGTTCTTTGGTCATATCTTTTGTGTATAAATGCGAATATGGATCATCAAAACTATCCATGTTGTCGTTAGACAAGTTGTCATCAAGCGGATCTGATATAGGATACTTTGCAAGATCAAATCCCCATGCAATTTGTTTGTCAGTAATTCCTTGTTCTGTAAATGCAAAAAACCAATTAGTCAGTTCTTGTAAATCTTCAGCACTAGTAACATCTGATACAGGACAAATTATAGGAAACAAACCTAATTCTTCACAAGCAGATAGCATCTGAGTCTTATTCCATTTTAATGGATCTATGTGAACTTCTTTTGTATTAGTAACTGCAATCTTTTCAGCAAGTGATGTTACTTTATCTGTAGTAATAGGAACAGACAGTCCGAATGTTTTTAAACTATCAACTTGTTGCAGTAACGGTTTCATTGCAATATTACTTTTCCAGTATTCTTCTAAAGAGTCTGGAGCATTATCTAATCCAAGGTTCTCTTTTCCTACATTAACTTTTACGTGTTTAAATTTTCTTTTTTCTTTACGTATTTCATCAAAGTCGTCAAACATTGTTTTATCTGTAAATTCAAAATCGTATCTTGTTCCAATTAATGTCATGTAATAAGCAACAACATCTGAGTATTTTGCTGTCCATCTTTTTGTTTCTCCATCGTACTTAAAATAACCTGCAGGTAGTCCACGTTTATCTTTAAGGCAACGTATTAATGCAATCATTTTTGTTGAGTACGGAAATCTTATTTCTATTGCATCTTCGTTATTGTCGTTTGTATATTTTTCTAAAACTTTAGCATAATCAATTTTTCTAAAAGGATCTCTCCATTGAGGATTATTACATAAGTCATCTATGTTAATTTTATACTTTTCAAATAGTGTTTTATATCGCTTGATTATCCTCAAACCAAGCATGGCTTGTTTCTCTGTCCATGGATATTGTGTTTCGGCAAGTGAGCCTATCGTTTTGCGATCTTTCTCGTGGGAATGAAATCCTTCCCAGAAATGTTCATTATATGCTA